CTGTTTTGTAGCAAAATGTCCCCAAATTTGAAAACCGATTAACATATCAAGTATTTTAAACCATAGCGAGGAGGTGGCAGCGTGGCACGACCAAGGGAACCGATCAGACTGATCGAGGCAAAGGGAAAAAAGCACCTGACAAAGGCCGAGGTCGAGGAACGCCTCGCCTCTGAGCCGCAGCCGGTGACGGACGACATCGCGCCGCCGTCGTTTCTGACGGCAGCACAAAAGAAGCGATTCGATACGCTGGCCGGTCAGCTGCAGAAAATTAAGATCATGGGCGAGACAGACGTTGAAACGCTGGCCCGCTACGTCGAGGCCCAAATGCTCTACGAAGACGCGACCAGAGAGCTGCGACGCCTGAAAAAAGATAAACCAAAGCGCGAGGCGTTCGAGATGCTTGGCGAATATTATGACCACCTCGGCAGATTCTACGATCTGGAAGAGGCGCAGGCGCGTAAGCAGGACCGACACTTTAAACAGGCGCAGACGGCGGCCCGTGAATTAGGTCTGACGATCAGCAGCCGCTGCAAGCTGCAGGTGCCGGTCAAGGAAGACGAGGCGCCGCCTGCGAATAAGTTCGACCGGTTCAAGGTGGCGAAATGATTGACCGAGTGACTGAGTACGCCCGAGCCGTGGCGGCCACGGGGCGCTATCCTGACTTAGACATGCGCTGCGGGGATCTGCATATTTTGGCCTGTAAGAGACACCTGCAGGATCTCGAGCGGCAGGGCTCGCCTGACTTCCCTTATTACTGGGACGTTGAGGCCTCTGAGCGTGTGCTGGACTATGCAGACACATTGACCCTCGTCGAGGGTGCGGAGCCTAAGCCTTTAAGACTGCTGGGCTGTCAGCAGTTTGACGTGGGCTGTACGTTCGGCTGGAAAAAGACAGTAAACAACTGCAGGCGGTTCCGTCGTCGCTATAAGTCAGTCGCCAGACAGCAGGGGAAAACCGTAGAAAATGCGCTCCTCGGCACTTATATCGGGGGCTTTTCTGGGTACAAGTATGGGAAACTGTTTACCGTGGCCACGAAGAAACGACAGGCCCGTCTGGCATGGGAGGAAATGGCCAAGTTTGTGCGGGCTGACCCTGATATGTCTGAGTTGTTTAAAGTTAAAGATTATAAAAGTACGATCGAAGTGCTGGAAAACGGCTGCACCATTGAGGCGCTGAGCCGTGAGGCAGGGCTGGACGACGGCTTTCGTTCCATCTTCTGCTCAGTCGATAGCCCCATCTTGTCGACTTAAAATCGGGTAAAATCGGTGAAAGCTAAAGTCTGTGAGACCAAGCTGATACCGAGGTAAGCGAGCAGACAGCGCAAGGCTGCTCGACACCGTAGAGCGTACCGGGTGAATAAATATAATCCCGGCAAGAGTGCCCGACACAAAAGAGAGACTGCAAAGGTCTCTTTTTTTACGTGAAAATGTACGCCGACCTTGCGGGAAACCGTAAGAGGCAGGGGATAAAAAGCCCCTGCGATAACACAGGGAGATACACCAGCACAAAGATAATAAAGTTTATAAAGCGCTTTACAACGGCCAGCGGTCGCTGGATGAGGCTCTCATCTCGATGATTACGACGCGCGGCGACAAGCTGCAGAGCTTTTGTAAAGAGATGGACGACTATGCCATCAATGTCCTCAGGGGTCTTGCAACAGCTGAGGACTTTTTTGTGGACATATACTGTCCGAACGACGGCGCCGACATCTGGGACGAAGAAAACTGGGCAATGGCCTGCCCATTCACCTGCGCGAGTGAAGAGCGCCTGAACGTTCTCCGTCAGGACGCTCAGACCGCGCGGGACATGGGGGGCCAAGATCTCGCGGACTACCTCACTAAAATGATGAATGTCTGGGTTAAAAACACAGACCTGCAGGCGTTCGACCCTGACGCATGGGCAGCCTGCGGCTCTGATCGGTCCATATCTGACATCGTGAGGGCCGGGCATACAGACTGCTGGGTCGGTCTTGACCTGTCCAGCGGCGGCGACCTGACGACGCTCGTGCTTGAGTTCCCACTGCCAGATGGCAGCTTTTACGTGTATTCTCACAGCTTCATGCCTCGCGGCAGGCTTGAGGAGCACATGGAGACGGACCTCGCACCCTATGCGGTGTGGGAGTCTCAGGGGCTCATCACTGTGACCGGCGGAGAGTCCGACTTTATGAATGACTATAAATTTATCATTGCTCAGCTGTCCGAGCTGCAGGAGCGTTTCGGCCTGACCTATCTGGGCATCGGGCTCGACCCGCACAACGCGGCGGGCGTGCTGCAGGATCTCGAGGCGTTCGGCTGTCCGGTGGTTACGATCACGCAGTCGGCCCGGAACCTGAACGACGCGACTGTGGCGGTGCAGCTGCTCACCAAGGGCGGACGCATCGAGTACGACAGACGGAACGAGCTGCTGACGTGGTCGGTGGTCAATGCGGCCATCGTGCGCAATAGCTTCGATGAGCTGAAATTGGATAAGAAACCCGGGGCACGATTTAAACGTATCGACCCGGTCGATGCTTTGATCGACGCTCACGCGCTTATGCTCATCACGAACGGCGGCGAGCCGCCTGTGGACGTGAGCGGAGAGCTCGAAAACTATTTAGATTTGATGGGCTGGAGGTGAGAACATGGGTTTACTTGACCGCCTGAGAAAAAAGAAAAGCGCGGAGGAGCAGATGACTCTCAACCAGCTTTTAAACTGGCTGGGGGTGCATAACACGTCAGACGCTGCCCTATCAGAAGCAACCTATTTCAGCTGCCTAAAAGTGCTCTCAGAGAGCATTGGCAAGCTGCCGCTGAGGATCATGCGCGCAACGCCTGACACAGGTATAACCCCACAGCGAAAACATGCATATTACAGAATGTTAAACGAAAGACCGAATCGCTTCATGAGTGCGTCGGTCTTTTGGACTTATATGGAGTATTGCCGGAATCACTACGGCAACGCCTACGCACTGATCGACACGACGGACCCGAGACGGCCGCAGCTGTGGCCTCTCTACCCTGACCGGATGCGCGTCTATTATGACGACGCCCGGCTGCTGGCTGACGTGCCGGATGTGTACTACGTGTACAGCACCGGGTCCGGACAGATAACATACGGGTCCGAGGAGGTGCTGCACTTCAAGGCGCACCAGACGCTCGACGGACTGGTCGGGATCTCCGTGCAGGAGCAGCTTGCCACGACGATCCAAGGCAATATTAAGGCCCAGAAGATGCTCAACAAGATGTATGAGAGCGGCATGACGGCGAAAGCGGTGCTGCAGTACACCGGAAACCTTAAAGACGCCAGCGTTGAGGCGCTGACCAAGGGCATCGAGGCCTATGCCAAGGGCGAGATGGCGAGCAAGGGCATCGAGAACGTGATCCCTATGCCGCTTGGTATGACACTCACACCGCTGAGCCTCAAACTGGCGGATAGTCAGTTTTTAGAAGTCAAGCAGTACAGCGCGCTGCAGATCGCCGCCGCGTTCGGCGTGAAACCGAATCAGGTCGGCGATTATACAAAGAGCAGCTACGCCAGTGCAGAAGCACAGCAGCTTTCTTTCCTCGTTGATACGCTTTTATACAACATAAAGCAGTATGAAGAAGAATTAGGCTGGAAATTGCTGAGCGATGTCGAATATGGCGATGGCGTAGTCGTAAAGTTTAATACTTCTGTTCTGCTTAGAGCCGATCAGCAGACACAGATCACGACGCTGTCCACTGCGGTGAGCTCGTTCCTGATGTCGCCGAATGAGGCGCGCGAACGTCTCGACCTGCCGCATAAAGAGGGCGGCGATCAGCTGCTCGGAAACGGCGCAGCGATCCCGGTGCAATACGCCGGGGCACAGTACACAAACGGCCAGAGCGCCGGTGTAAATAACCAAGGAGAGGAGGAAAAAGCATGGATCGTAAACGAAATGAGGAAAATGCTGCAGGAGCTGCTGACATGATGTTCAAGGCCGCGGCCCTGAGTGCTCAGGAAGTGACGCCCGAGGAGCTGAAAGCGATCAACAAATACACGATTGAGCCGCTCACAGCTGATGAGGTCTTCACATTTTCCGCTGTGCTCTGTGATAACGAAATCGACCGCGATCATGAGCATTTTACACTCAAGGCACTGCAGCAGCTGAAAAAAATGTTTGTTGGCCGTACCGTGATAAAGGATCACGCCTACATGGCGGACAATCAGATCGCGCGGATCTATGGCACCGAGCTCGTGACGTCTGAGAAGATCCTCAGCTCCGGGGAGCCATACACCCAGTTAAAGGCGCACTGTTACATGGTCCGCACGGACAGCAACAAGGACCTCATAACAGAGATCAAGGCGGGCATTAAAAAAGAGGGCAGCGTGGGCTTCGCGCTCAGCTCCTACATCTGCAGCATCTGCGGAACCGACAACGCGAAAAACTACTGCAGACACTGGCCGGGCCGATCCTACGAAAAAGAGGGCGGCAAGGAAGTCTGCACGTTTAAGATGGCCGAGGTTAAGGACGCTTACGAGTTCTCACTCGTGCCGGTGCCTGCGCAGAGAGCCGCAGGCGTGAGCAAGTTTTTCGCCGGCAGCCTGATGCAGGAACCTGCAGAAGAGCCAGCCGAGGAAGTAAACGACGACAGAGAAAAGACCCTGCAGCTGCGCGCCAGACTTGCAGGAGTCATTTAAAACAGGAGGGGTTAAAAGGTTATGAACAAGAGAATGAGAGAGTTACAGGCTCAGATGACAGCAACACAGGAAGCAATCAAGGGCTTTATGGCCGACGGCGAGGGCAAGGATCTCGAAAAGGCGGCTGCAGAGCTCGACAAGCTCGACGAGTTAAAGAAAGAATACGAGATCGAAAAGAGAGCTGCAGAAGCTGCTAAGGAAACTTTCGAAGTGGAAAAGAAGCCAGAAGCAGCCGGCAAGGTTGACGGCTTTATACTCATGTCCAAGCTCATGAGACGCGGCACGCTCACAGAGAGAGAAAAGACTGCCCTGCTCACAGGTGAGGGCGCGCAGAACGGTGAAAATTATTTACTCCCTGAGGACGTACAGCTCGAAATTAATGAGTTCAGAAAGACTTATGTTTCTGCCAAGGACATTGTAACAGTAGAACACACGACAGCCCTCACAGGCTCCGTCAACTGGGAGGCAGGCGTGCCGTCCGGTCTGACTGACTTCGCGGACGGCGAAGCGATCGGCGAAGACGCAGGCCCAGAGTTCACACGTAAGACTTATACAATCGGCTGGAAAGGTAAATTAATTCCTGTGTCCAGAATCCTGCAGGGCGCGGAAAGGGCTGGTCTCATGGGTTACCTTGATAGATGGTTTGTCAAGAATGCGATCATCTCCGAAAATGCTGACATTTTCGCACAGTTAAAGACAGGCTACAAGGGGGGCACACCGAAAGCAGTCGCAGGCTGGAAAGCTCTCAAGAAGTCCATTAATGTGGATCTTGACCCTGCTGCACTGATCGGCGGTTTCATCGTAACAAACCAGAGCGGCTTCGCATGCCTCGACGAGGAAACGGACGAAAACGGTCGCCCTATCCTGCAGCAGAACCCTGCGAACGCGACAGAAAAGGTCTTTCAGGGTATGGCGGTA